GCCCTCCGGTGTTTACCTAACAGCAACAGTAAACACCATAATTGGACAAATTCTCATGCGAATATTCTACATGAGAGCAGTACCGAAGAATCTAGCTAACATGGGCGACTTCGAAAGGAATGTCAGAATCGCCATTTATGGTGATGACAATGTCGTCAATGTATCAGAAAAGATTCTTCCTTACTACAATCAAAAGACCATCACGGAAGCAGCAGCAGGAATTGGAATGACCTACACTGACGAACAAAAATCAACGGATCAATCAGCGGTACCTCTCTCTCGAACCTTATCAGAAGTGACTCTACTCAAAAGACATTTTGTTTACTCTCAGGAGGAAGGCAGATGGGTAGGGCCATTACAGCTTAAAACAGTTTTAGATATTCCGAACTGGTATCGCAACACGATGCCAGAACCAGTAGTTTTGCCTCTCATTATTGAGTGCGTTCTGCGCGAATTGAGTCTTCACCCTCGGGAGGAGTTTTATGCGTGCAGAAGAGCAATCTTTAATGAGCTTGTTGAAAATCACATGAAAGTACCAGCCTTACCAGACTACGATTCTCTCAGATACTCAATGTTGAACGGTTATAAATCGTACTTCGGAGCGTAAAATCTCAACCAGCACAGCGTTACCCATAACTGACGCTATATAAAGATGTTATGGAAAATCAAGAAAAAGAATAGGACACTGAATTAATGAACGGTTACATTTCAGCGTAGCAAACCCCGAATCTTTTCCATCTAGCAATAGGTGAGTCGCAGGAATTTATTCCTATAGATGGTAGTGTGGCGACTATAAAATAATTGGCTTATCATCCCGTTCGGTCTAGTATTCAGATTAATACCCTGGATGCACCTGACCTAAAAATGACAGTATTGCTCAAACATCAAACAAGGATAACGTAACAGCAACAATTACATCAACACCAGACCAAGCAGAGGCTCTCCTCGGAGACACCACTGCCAACATAGAAGAACAATCAGTAACAACCTTCATGGATGCAGTAGTTCCAGTTGAAACAGTAGCAGAAGTAGCACGAATCTCTGAGCCGACAGACGACCTCACATCGTTGAAGCGGTTCCTCGCAAAACCTCGACTTATTCAATCTTTCACTTTGTCCAGTTTAGATAACACTTTAGCCAACAATCTCATTGATTTCCGAAGATATTTCAGACTTTTTGACATTAGCAGCAAGCTTTACAATTATGCAGGCATTCGTTTCACGATGTGTGCTCGCATAATGGTAAATGCAACACCTTTTGACAGTGGGCTTATCTCACTGTTTCACTATCCTGTCGGGGCTTCTCTCCGTATGGATAATCCTGGAGCTCAGTTTAATTACATGAAGCTCCCTCACGCAGATCTTGACATCGCCGAACAATCAGCAGCAGAACTTAGAGTACCTTTTTATTCTCCTCTGCGGTTCCTAGAAACCCCAAAGTTGCAGACAGCATCTTACTTGGGCTTTATGGGAATCACAGATCCTTTTGCTTCCATTTTTGCAGATAACTCATCAATAGTTAAAGTTTATTTTTGGATTGAAGACGTCGAACTTTTGTACCCAACTAACCTTTTCTCCACTTCAGGCGGAAAGGAAAATGAAGATCTGATCTGGACCCCTCAGGGACCAGAAAAAGAGGACGTGAAGGGAGGACAAGTTGTTCTTTCACAACCTTACTATGACTCGAATTACCAAGTTTCAGCACAAGCAGTTCCTTACTGCATGAATGTTGTTTCGAAGAGCTACTCACAAGGCAGTACCACCCGCTTTGATGAACTTTTCAAAACGACAGATTTCTTACAAGTTATGGATCTCACCAAGACAGCAACATCAGAACCTTTCACCTATTGGGTAGCACCAGCTTCCACTAGGAATCCTCAAGCAAAATATGCGAGAAGTGGCCTTCTGTCGCTTTTCTTCTATATGTATTCAGGTAGTATGGACTTTTCTTTGAAGATCATCAAAAACAAGTTTCATTCAGGACGGTTACAGGTAGCTTTCTTACCCCTATGGGGCACTAGAGCTATTCCAACCAACTTGGATGATTTTTGGAACATTGTATGGGACTTCAGAGAGAATTCCACATTGGATTTTTCAGTACCTTTTGTAGATAACAAATTCATGACTCTCACAGACCCAACCAACGCCGTAGGACAAGGAATTTTAGTTTTCAAACAGATAACACCATTGCAATCGCCAGACAATGTGGCACAGAATATCAAGTTAGTTTTGACAGGACGGATGAGTGATGATCTTCAATTTGCATGCCCGAAACCTTTAATCAACCAAGCTTACAAACCAGGAACACTAAAACAGGAACACACTGGAGATGCATGGTCCCCTCAAGGGCCCATAAATGACAAACCCTCACCTACACCAACAAACTATGTGAATGAAGGATCGTGTTCTCTGCGAGAATATGCTTCTAAGTTTACAGCCAATAACTCTATTTCAGGTTTTCATTCAGCCAATGGTATTGTTTTCCCAGCCTCTCTCTATGGAGGACAAGCAACTTATTCTTCAACCGCCGGATCAGGAACCATGTTTTTGTGTAACATATTTGAGTTTTACAGAGGAGATCTTGTAGGAAAAAGTCCCACAGCAGGACCTGTTGCATTACCAGTTTATTATGCCGATCTGGATGATAACGATTCAGAGTTTCCAGTAGTACCTTACATCAGCAATCTCAGATACAATAGTGTTTACCCAGTGGCATCCACACTTCCAGCTTTTGACCAGAAATTTAGACTCCACAATGCAGAATTTTTCTATCCATGGTATTCTCTGAAAGCTTACGCATAATATGCATTTTAGCACTTTTAAGAAAGTGTAGGGCGCGGTAATCCCCTCAAAATAATTACCAAAAGCGCACTGCCCCTTTCATAGGCAGTAATCTAGACTTCAATAGATTTAAAACTTCGAAGAGCAGCCTCACCTAACAAGTTAGCCTGTACACGTTCACCGTGTGTGTAGGGCGTTTGATTTTCCAGAGCGGAATTTCAAGCGTTTTAGACGGTGCCTCTAGGACCAGGATCCATCAAGTCCCCTAGTAGGTTAAG